GTCAATATACCCTTGAAGAAGTGATTGGACCTCTACATATTGTAGATAAAAATGAGGTCGGTGATTTGAGAAGAATACCTTTCGGACAAATCAAGATAAATAACTAAAAACTATAAATGGCAAAGCCAAATCTTAGATACCCACTTCAAAATATCAGTCAATCTGATGATTTTTTGAAAATTGAGTCTTTTAAGTATACTCCTCCCGGATTAAATCTTTCAGGAAATACTTTTGCACAAAGAAGTTCTGATGATGTTGGATATGGTTCCCCATCAAGTAGAGGAACAGTAATACTTCCAATGCCTCAACAGATTCAAGACAGTAATGGTGCAAGTTGGGGTGCCGGTACTATGGACCCCCTACAAACTGCGGCGATGGGAGCAGCAATGGGTATAGTTGGATCTGAACAACTTGCAGAAGGAGCAATTGGAACTGTATCTAATCTACTCAATAAAGTAACAGGCACAGTAAAAACTGCAAACGGGCAATCTGCACTTAAAACTTTTTTCTCAACAGAGGCAACAAAAGCACTACTTGGAAGTGGAGACTTTGCCCAAAATCTTTCCAGAGAAACTGGTAATGTTTTTAACTCAAATACGGAACTACTTTTTAATGGAATAACAATGAGACCCGGATTTTCATTTTCATTTGATTTAGTTCCTCGCAGTCAAGCAGAATCAAAAGTAATTAAAGATATTATTTTATTCTTTAAAATAGAATCTGCGGCACAAAAAGGAGCAGCAAGTGGTGATGCTGCCGGATTATTTCTTGAATCTCCAAGTGTATTCAAAGTTCAATATATGAGTGGTGGAAAATCTCATCCGTTTCTCCATCAATTCAAGATGTGTGCCTTGAACGCTATGTCAGTCAACTATACCGGTTCCGGAACTTATGCCACATATTCTGATGCTACACCGGTTCATATGGTTATGAACCTAACATTTACAGAACTCACCCCAATCTACCGTGAGGATTATGTTGAGGCTGGGTCAACAGACGGAAAACTTAAGTCAACAGTTACGGGGACAGGATTCTAATGTCTTACTTCAGAGAGTTACCCAATTTAGAATACCAATCATTCTTATCAAGTCGTAAAGGCTCTGATGATTACTTATTGGTAAAAAATATATTTCGTAGAGTTAAATTGCGTGATGATTTGCAAAATGTTTTTACCATCTTCAATAAGTATCAAATCCAAGAAGGAGCAAGACCTGATACAGTTGCCGAAGAACTTTATGGAAGTTCTCAGTATGATTGGGTTGTATTGATTAGTGCCGGTATCATAAATGTAAGAAATGAATGGCCGCTTTCCGATAGAGACATCTATAGGTACTCGGAACAATTATATGGGAATGACCTAAACGACATTCATCACTACGAAACCACAGAAGTCAAAGATTCTAGAGGAAGATTAATTTTCCCCGCAGGTAAGATTGTAGATTCTACCTTTACCATCCCAGACCCTAATATTTCCATACAAACTCTAAATCCAGTTGTTGGCATTAGTAATTATGAATATGAAGTCCGAAAAAATAATAAAAAAAGAGACATTTATGTTCTCAAACCTGCATATCTTCAGCAGGTTATTAATGATACAAGAAAAGCGATGACATATGATAGATCATCGCAATATGTAAATGATAAATTAATTCGCACCGAGAATACAAGAGTCACGATGCCATAAAAAAAGAGGAGATTTCTCTCCTCTTTACTATATCAATCTGATGCCAATTTTGCGAAATATGATAAGGAGTCATCGTCATCATCATCAACCGCAACCGAACGAGTCGGTTTCAGGTTGCTAAGTTCAGTACGCAAATCTTCAGTCAGAGAAGGAGCAGGACCACGATAGTCATCCTCATCCTCAACTTCAGAATCAATACGAGCAGACTTTCCACCTAAGGCAACTTCAAGACGCTTCTTCATTTCTTCATAGGACTTGAACTGGTCGGGAGAAACAAACTCGGAAAGAGAAAACTGCTTCTTCCAGATTGCTTCCATAGCATCATCATCATTCAGAAGAGCACCCTGAGCGGCAAATTCGCTGGAATCATAGTTTCTATAACCAGCAACACTCTTTGCCTTCAGTTTGAAATTGGCACCAGTCCAGAAATCAAACGGATCGATGGCAGTTTCATCTTCAAACTCAGGTTGCATCGCTTCCGTGAGTTTGTCAAAGATTTTCTTACCATACTTGAAGAGGAAGACTTTACCCTCATTATCAGGATTAGCAGGGTCCTTGACAACATAGATATTACTCATATAAGTCAGTTTACGCTTCTGCTTGCGGGCAACTTCCTTGTTGGAGTCTATACCAGAGTTCCACAATTGACCGTTGTGCTCACATACAGGGCACTTCTGGTTGAGAGTAGTGAGACACGAGTCAATCAACCATCCTCCGGGTCCCTGAAAGGCGTGAGAATAGACTTTGACGAATGGCAGGTCTTCACCATCAGGAGCAGGAAGGAAGCGAATAACGGCATAACCATTATTTGCTTTATCACATTCCAATTTCCACAGACGGTCATCAGAAGAATTACCAGAATTATTCATTTTTTCGACTTCTTTCACCAGTTTTTCGGTGAGAGAACCAAGTTTAGATTGTTTTTTTAAGTCCGAGAACGACATAAGATTTTTAGGATAGTTTGGATTTGTTGGATTACTTAGATATTATAGCAAAAAATCACTCATTAGTCAAGATACTTTTTGAGTGA